CCATTGTAGAATTAGAAAGCGTAGATATTGAGTCTGAACTGGCCAAACATGCCGAGCTCAAACTTTTCGAAGAAAAGTCAGCGAAGCTGAAAAGCCTTTTTAAGGAGCGGGCTACGTTAGATAGCGCGATAGCGCAAGCGGAGCGAAGCGTAAAAAAGTACGCTGGCGAGCTTGCTAAGTTGCAGGACAAAAAATGTCACGCTTGTGAGCAAGAACTGCATGATCACAAACATGAAGAAATGTCTGCTGAAGCTAATCAGCACTTGGCAGATGCACAACGCTACTATGATAAAATTGTATTGGATCATTCAAATATTGTAGCTGAAATTGCTACCATAGGCGAACTGGCTCAACGACCTAACACTTACTATGATACCATCGAAGAGGCTCTTAAACATCAAAATAATCTCAAAAGTTTTGAAACTAATCTCACTATCAAGGCCGGAGAAACTGATCCATACCAAGAACAAATTGACGAACTACGTCATACTGCTATGCAGGAAATCTCATGGGATAGTATCAACACTTTAACCAGTTTAAAGGATCACCAGGAGTTCTTGCTCAAGCTGTTAACAAGTAAAGATTCATTTATACGTAAAAAGATCATAGATCAAAACCTAGCATACCTTAATAATAGGTTAACTTATTATCTTGATCGCATGGGCTTACCACATACTGTGTTATTCCAAAACGATCTTACTGTATTAATCACTCAACTAGGGCAAGATTTAGATTTTGACAATCTAAGTCGAGGAGAGCGTAATAGACTAATCTTAAGTTTATCGTGGGCGTTCCGCGATGTATGGGAAAGTTTGTATCAGCAGATTAACCTAATGTTTGTTGACGAGCTAATAGACAACGGCTTAGATGCATCAGGTGTTGAAGGCGCCTTGGGCGTACTTAAAAAGATGGGACGTGAACGTAAGAAAAACATCTTCTTAATATCGCACAGAGATGAACTGATAGGCCGCGTAAACAAAGTATTAAAAGTTGTTAAGGAAAATGGCTATACCAGCTATGCCAACGACTTGGAGATCACTGAGTGATACAAGACTACGCACTATTGCCCAATGTATACACCGCTGAAGAGTGTAGGGACTTGTGCGAGTGTTTTGAGCAAGTAATTGATCGACAGTTAAAAGATATACCCAGTTCAGATACAGTTAAAACTGCTGATGTTGGCATTACTACCTTAGGTGCTATAGGCTATCACTTGGACAAGTTCAAAGACGTTGCCTTGGATGCCAACAAGCAGGTATTTGGTTTCGACCTATTCCAGCTGGGTAACAGTGACACTGTACACTATAATCAGTATCATGATCATCGCCGGGGCGAATATTCCTGGCACATAGATGCTGTGCGTGGTGCGGCCAAGGATTTAAAGCTAACTGTGTTGTTAAATGCCAGTTGGACTCCTTACACGGGCGGGGAATTCCGTGTGTTTATATCAGGCGAGCAGTGGATAAACTTTACTCCGGGCAGTATGTTGATCATACCCAGCTGGATGCCACACATGGTTACACCAGTTACCTTGGGTACTAGAAGATCTGTCAGTTTGTTTTTATCAGGACCGGTATTACGATGACACAAGATGAACAACTGCACGAACAAATACTTCGTGCATTTAATGAATATTACAAGGCCAATCAACGTTGGCTCAGCAAAGGCACTCGTAGGGCAGGCATGGACACACGCTACTGGCTAGGACAAATTAGAATCCTAGCTCGTGAGCGTCGTAAATTAATACAAGAATGGCGTCACGAAGTAGACGAACGTAAGGCGGCACGAAAGGCTCAAAACGACTCAAGTGAGGACCAGACAAACACTAACTAAGTGCATGTCTTGGTACTACTCTAATGAAATTGTTGACACACTTCCCGAAGATTGTATAGGGTTCGTGTATCTTATTACAAACACAGTTTCTGGACGCATGTACATAGGCAAAAAACTAGCTAAATTCTCAAAAACCACATATAAAACAGTAAAATTAAAAAACGGCAACAAAAAGAAAAAGAAAATCCGTAGCAAAATTGACTCAGACTGGCGCGAATACTATGGTAGTAGCCCAGAATTGACCAAGGATGTTACGGCGTTAGGCGCAGAAAACTTCCGTAGAGAAATACTTTTTTACTGTAAATCCAAAGCAGAATGCTCATACATCGAGGCTAGAGAACAATTTTCCCGACGTGTTTTAGAATCAAATGACTATTATAACGGGCATATACAAGTCCGTGTACATGGTTCACATATACTCAAGGCTCAAGAAAAGTAGGCTCAAAACTGCCATATTTTCAGCTATCGCTAGCTTTGTAAGCGCCTTTTAACTGGCCAGTCGTGTGCGCAGGGTAAGGAATTTCCAACAGGCAGTGGAGTTATAAATCACTATCCTTGACAGGACGATGATGGGATATGCCTTTAACCCGTTTGATTTATAAGAAGAATTTAAGATCTAGGCTAAAAGAGTGGAGAGAAACCACGGGTTTTTACAGCGTTTTGCGTTGCTGTAACTACTGCCGTCATATAAAGACTTAGCTCGAGGTACCGGATGACCGCCTCTGTAATGCTAAAACGCGAAGTGAACTGTTCAACTCGGATAATGTTCATTATTTTGCCCGCAAGGGCAAAGTGTGACTGAACAATCTGGATAATGCTTAAACTGCTTCGCAGTATTAATATAGTTTAGAATTAAGAAAAGTTCGAGCTGAAAGCGAAGAACAGATGAACGTAGTTCATCTTTAAAGGCACTAAATATAAGACATATGAAAATTCTTGAAATAATTTCCGAAGCTAAAGCACCTGGTAAAGCAGAACTTGATGCCGCTATGAAAGTAATTGAGGCGTGGAGTAAAGCACATCCTGAATTAGAAGTCACAATCACGACTACAGCTAAAAAAACACTAGGACTTAAAGTAATAGGTTTCTTTCAATTAGTTGGTATAGCAGTGCCAGCGATAGCATTTAAAGAAGACATGATCCGTTTGGATAAAATGGCTCAGGAAAAGAATGCCAACGGAGAATTCAAATATTCAGACAAATTCATAAGTGACACACGCGAAATGATGTGGGGACGTTTTGCCATGGCAGAACTAACTCCTGTTATCACTATGATAGCCACTAGAATTCCACTTATACGTGGCCTAATTACTTTAATGTTGTGGGCAGTAGGTCTAGGTGGAGCAGGATTCAGTGGCGGAGTCACATTAGCTGTAGCATTGGCCGCACAAGGAGCCATTACAGCATTGAGCGTTTGGTTAAGTACACCTGCTGGAGCAGAATGGCTAGAGAAAAATGTATTCTGGGGATTATTAACTCAGGATGTAGGCCATGTGCTAGTAACTGCTTGGGACTTTATCTATCACAAGTTCTTTGCATTAGTTGGCAAAGAAGAACCAGAAGATCCTACACATGGTCGTGTAGATCCTTACAAAGAAAAACAAGACCATACTTTAACCGACAAAGAGTACGCTGATAAGAAAGCCAAGCAACAGTCTTACGAACGCGGCGCTATCGATAAAGCAAATTTTTAAATTAGCGGCATCTGAGCTTGTTTGCTCATTTCGATGTTTTCATTTACAATTTTCATCATAATTTCCACATCTTCATTGGTATAGATATGCATCAAGTCCTCGATGGTGACTCCACCACGCATGTACCATGCTAGTCTAAACAAGTTTGCTTTGATTTTCTTTGCATCTTGATCTAGCCTAACTAGATATTCTTCAATTTCTTGTACCGATAATCCAGTTAGGCGCGACCGAAAAAACTCGATTGGTCCATGTTGACCTGTATAGAGTTCATAGTTTTACATTCAGGGCACTCTGCTTCAACTGGCGGAGTATTCCATGCTTTTAAATTAGCTTCAATGCGTTCTCTAATGCTGTCAAAGATTAGTTGTTCACTGTTAGCTACCCATTCCTGAATAAATTCCTGCTGGTTCACTACACCTTCAACAACTTCTACACTGTCAATTTGTGCAGTTAGTGTTTCTTTTTGAATATAATTTAGCTGTTCGAACAGTTTAGTTACGTTTTCGTTTTTAACTACTTCATCTTCTAAGGTTAATACTTGTTGTAGCTGACGTTGTAGTGAAAAATTCTTTAACTGCAACTCTGTCCATTGCTTATAAGTCAAGGGTTTGATATTGATGCTAAGATCTTTAAGCACAATCTTGTTATCGTATATGCAGTGATTAAAGTGTTCTATAATATTGCCCAAGTCGATATCATAATCGTTGATGCTTTCACAGCTAGGACAAGTATGTGTAATAGTCATGGTATTGCCATAGGTAGCAATACGAATAGCAGTTAACAGCAAATCTAAATCTAGCACAGTTAATTCCCATGCGTCTTTGATAACAGGACAGCAACTTTCTATAACTTTTACAGTACTTTCGCCATTTAGCAGTGCATCTGGAGTTTTCATCATGAGTTCGTCCATGCCAGTCATACCAAACACTGGCATGTTTTCAGAATCTCCTGCTAAACTTCCAGGTGGGTTGTATGCGCCTTTGCTGGGCAAATTAACATAGATTTTAGGTTGTCTAAAATACTTCTTTAACGGATTTGTGGCCACGTTTTTCTCCAGATAAATATATTGTACTGGTATTTATATACGCAGTTTTCCTGGAAAAAATATGTCTCTTACCTTTGAAGAACAACAGCAAATAACCCGAGCCAATACTGAAGCATTTACAGCCGCGTTGAAAAACGTATTTGGCCGCGATGGTGTTCCAGGTAAAACTTTTAATAATCCTACCGGAACACCGGGCACTAAAGATGTTTCGGATGTTGTAGCTGGATTTGCTTCAGGATTAACTGGCATCGGTAAAGATGTAGCTGGGCTTGGTGTAGGTATGTCTAAAGGTACAGCCACTATTGACCAAGCGGCCGGTGTATTGGGCAACACACTGACCACAGTAGGCGGCACTATTGGTGGATTGTTCGGTGATGCTATCAAAGGTACATCAGCTTACATGACTGACACTATTAAAAACTGGAGAGAATTCAGTAGAATGGGTGTTGATCTATTTGGAGATTCATTACTACTTGAAGCAACAATACGTAAGAATTTAACTACTAACGAAGAATTTCAAAGTGTTGCATCCGAAATGGGTGCTAGTATGTTTAAGTTTGGCGCCACTACCAACGAAGGTTTATTAAAGTTCACAGAATTTAATCAAACATTTTTAAACGATGCAAACCTTAAATTGTTTGCTCGTATGGGCCTGGTTCCAAAAGACATGACCGAAGGCATGGCTTTATTTTTACGTGGAGCAAACAGTTCAGCTATTAGCCAAGCCATGACTGCTCAACAAGTAGCAGATGCCGCAAGAGATTTAACAATACAATTACAACTTACTGCCAAATTAACTGGCATGAGTAACAAAGAACAAGAAAAACAAATAGAGCATTTGCAAAATCAGGCCTTATATCAAGCGGCATTAGATCAAGCAACACCAAAACAAGCTCTTGCTATGAATGATATTAACAATAATCTTGCGGCATATCCACAAAAGATACAAGATTTTGTTCAAGAAAGTTTAGCAACAGGCGGTATTACAGCTAGTAAAAATGCACAAGAAATTACTGCAGGTTATGGCGCTAATTTTGCGCAATTAGTACAACGTATTGGTCAGTTAACTAAGACAGGCAATGAAGCAGAAGCACAACGTTTAACTAGAGAAGTGCTAATGCCAGCATTTCTTGAATCACGTAGACAAGGTGGACAATTAGTAGCAGGTAGTGGAGGAAGAACAGCAGGTAGTGAAGCTGTATTAAGTAGTTACGAAGGTGCAAACAATCCAGCCAATGTAATGAATCAGCGTATTAAAGAGTACATGGCACAAAATCCAGGATCAACTTATCAAACGGCATTTAATCAACTAGTAGCCGCAGGCAAGATTGATCTTAAAGGAATACAAACTGTTGCAACTGAAGCAGGCAACAAAGGTGAAGCACCAAAAGGTGCAATAGCAACTGAAGTATTCACATCTGCTGAAAATTCTATTCGTCAAGTAGGCAGTGTATTTGCTACTAATATTAGTCAAGCGGCCACTGATACTAAATCTTTCCATAATGCAATGTCTGATTTGATGAAAGAAAAATTCATGTACGATCCAAAAGGATGGGCACAACAATTAATTGACAACTTTACTAAGAAAAATGAAACAGGCTTAGTACCAAATAATAGACCAGAAAATGCAGATGTTGCCAACAGCAGTGATCGTCACTGGAACGGAGTTGACTCTAATTTAATGAGCAACTTCATGAGCAGTGGACAAATTGGAGATTTAACTAAATCTTATGGTGCTGGCCGTCCATTAGAAGCACACGGTACTGAAATTCCGCCAATGTTACCTAGCCAGTTAAGCGCAATTATACAGCGTAGTCAGAAAGAAATGCCCAATATGGTAGCAGGATTAAACGCAGGCATGAATGCAGTAATGCCTATGTTAAGCGGTGTGTTAAGTAAAGTGCCTACTACTATTAGTAGTGCGGGCGGTTCTTTACAAAATGCTATACCTAATATACAAGAAAGTTTGGAAAGCGGCATTGGATCACTGTCTGGCGCCGCTAAAAACATTAGCCTATCTGACCTAAATGATAATTTACACCAGATAAGTAAACATATGGAACAAGCTGTCAGTGAAATTACCAAAGTTGTTAGTTATACAGAAAAAACAGCAACTAATACCAAATATGTCGGTGGCAATGTTCATTAAAGGACTTAATATAATATGAGTTGGAAGAAATTTTTTACCCCGGTAGCTGTTGAAAGCGGAAACAGAAGCCCAATCGCATCTGGAGCCACTAGTGCAGGTATGGGGCCAGCTAAAACTAATTACAGCAGTTACTTGCCCGATGTATATACTGGTAGTCCAAACCGTATAGAACGTTACAATCAATATGAAACAATGGACACTGATCCAGAAGTCAATGCCGCATTAGACATTTTAGCAGAATTTACTACACAAAAGAATAAAGATCAACACAGTGCGTTCAGTATTGACTGGCGCAGTAAAGCAACTAATAGTGAAATTAAAATTTTAGGCGAGTATCTTAACCAGTGGAGCAAACTACAAGAGTTTGAAACACGTATATTCCGTATCTTACGTAACACATTTAAGTATGGCGACAGCTTTTTTATTCGTGATCCAGAGAATCAAAAGTGGAATTACATT